TTTAATGTAGTAAATTCTCCTTGCCTTCAATGTTCAAGATTAGGTGAAAAAGTAAGAAAAGCACGTTACGAATTTGCCAGAGAGGAAGCAACTAACCCAGACGCTGAAAGGCAAGTTGAAGTTTTACAAGCCAGACCTATTATTGATGGATTTCAAACAGAAAATGATTTACTTTATTCAGAAGAGTTTGATCCAAAACTTAGAATGCAAGTGCAAGAAAAATGCACCAAAAGATACAAATTTGAAGAATTAGTTTTAGTATTAGGAAGACGTTCTGGTAAATCATTCCTTGTATCTGCTATGGCTCTTTACGAGTTATATCGGCTTATTTCTATGGGTCATCCTCAAGCAAGATATGGCTTGATGGAATTTGATGAGATTGTTCTTCTTAATGTCGCTCGAAATGAAGAACAGGCAAAAAAAGCAATCTTCTCTAAAATCAAACAAACAGTTTTAGCATCTCCTTTCTTTGCTCCTTATATTGGCAAAGATACAGAACTGGAAATGCGATTTTACACTGAACACGATAGAGAAGAAAACGTAAGAAGAAAAGAAGATAATATCAACCCATTTGCTGGTTCTCTCGTCTTGCGTTGTGGTTCAAGTAATGCTTCAGGTCTTGTTGGTCTTACTTGCTGGTCTATTATTATGGACGAAGTTGCAGCAATGGCAGGAGATAACCCTGATTCTGGCGTTGATTACGGTCTATATGATGACTTGAAGCCTTCGCTTGCTACATTTGGTAAAGATGGCAAAATGATGCTTCTTTCCAACCCTAAAGGCCCTATTGGGTTACTATATGATTTGCACGAAAATAGACAAGAAGATCCAACAACTCTTATAATGAGACTTCCTACTTGGCTTACAAATCCTAACATTGATAAAGATTGGTTGGATGGGCAAAAGAAAAAAGACCCTCAAGAATTTCAAATGCAGTATGGGGCTGAGTTTGGAGCCTCATCATCTGACCCAATGTTTATGTCTGAAGATATAGACAGAATGTTTAAGAGCCAAAATATGGTTAAAAGAAAAGAAATGCCAGACGGTCTTTTTGAATATTTTTGCCATATAGATCCTGCAAGAACATCTGACTACTATGCGATCGTCATTGCTCACACAGAGACTATGTATGGAACTATTGGTCCCGACCATACACCTCTCAAAAGAGTTGTAATAGACCACATTCATTTTTGGAACCCTTTGACAAGAAATCAACCTGTCAAGGAAAAAGAAGTAGAAGACTATGTTATCGATTTACATCGTAGATTTAGATTTAAGCAAGTCTCGATAGACCATTGGAATTCTCAATCCTCTGTCATAAAGTTGCAAAGCTTTGGTGTTCCTATTATAGAACGTCAATTCAATAAAGAATACAAAGAAAAAATTTACACAGAGTTGGCGCAATTGATTAGAGATGACAGGATAGATGTATATGATTTATCTGGTGGTAGTTACGCAGATATGACAAATACATTGCAATCACTAAATGAAGTCCAAGAAGCAAAAATTCAATTCTTATTTTTACAAAAAAAATGGAAAGGGAAAAGATATTACATAGAAGCATTGTCAGGCTATAAAGATGACATTTGTGACTGTGTTGCTGCAGTATCTTACGAATGCCTTACTTCCAAAATTGTTGCAAGATTGCCTAGATCAAAAATGGTCAATTTGAATAGAAGATGATTCAACTATAAAGGATTATGAATTTTAAAATAAGAAAAAATCATTATGTCTGAAAATATTCGTATAGCACAATTTGGAGGCGTTGGTGGTGGAGGACAAGTGTCTCCATTCATGCCTGGAAAAAGTCCTATTGGTAAGGGCGGTAGCAATAGAGGCGGACATGAGATAAATTTGTATGTCGATGAAGACGCAAATTTTGATAAGTTGCTGCGTAAAACACATATGGATTTTGACGGCAGGGATGACAATATTGAAAGTCGTCTAACTCCTCAACACAGACATTATGAAGAATCTATTCCATATCTTTTAACACCTGAAGAAAGAATGAGAGCCAAACTTCGTGCTCAACTTCATAATTATAAACAGTCTTTAGAAAATGCGGCTAATGATTTGCACAAAAACTCTCCTAAGTACATAAAACAGTTTTTTAACGCTAAACCTGAGCATCTGATGACTATGGAGCAGTCTTTAGAAGACAGACATAAATACAAAAAAGATTATAAGTTTATGGGTGAAGAATACAAAGATCCAGACAAACCATCAAGACTTCACTTTGCAATTTCAGAAAATGACATAAACCGTGTAGCAGAAGACTATCAAATCAAGAGAAGAAATAGAATTACTGAAGAGTATGCTGAGCCAAGAAATAGATACGATGTAGAACAGTTCAGTAATGAGCCATTAGGAAAAACGCCATTATTAGAACATGGATCTGATCTGGAAACATACTTTGATGATTTGATAAATGTCAATACACCAGACCAAGACGGATTTCAAGAATACCAATTGAAAGATACCATCATGTCTTATCCAAATCCTGATGCAAATGTTGATTTGACTCCTAGAAAATTTACTGGCGAAGAAAGTGCAGAACTAAAACAAATAGACCCATTCCAATCTATTGAAAGTAATATGCGTAAACCAAAAATGGATTCTTCTTATTTTAATTTTGTAAAACCAACATCAACTGAAGATGCAAGTGTCGAAGAGCAATATGACACATTATTGAGTGGATTTATGGGGCCAACATTTTAAGATGAACAAACAAATTTTACTTTTGTTGGATCTATGCGAAAAATTAGATTCTTCTGGAAAGTTTGCTCAATCTGACAAACTATTTAATAAATTTGCACAATACTATCCTCAGCAATCAGTAACTAAGGTGCCACACGTTCATTTTGTTGAATATGAAGAAATAGAAGACGAGTATAAAGAAAATGACTTCTTTAGACAAAAAATAAAGCCAAATAGATTTGTAAGGGACTATTTTGATTTGGGCGGTGAATCAGATGGCCAAAATATAGAAGGCTTATTACATGGTCCTGATAATGTTCCTGGACCAGCCTATATTGACCCAGGTAATTTAGCATCTAGTCCTTCAATGGCTGGAGACACTTTATCATTTACTTGGGAAGAGACATATCAGAAAAATGTAGATGAAGGTAACGCTTGGAAAAATAGAATACCAAACAGATAAGGAGATTATTATGCCAATACCAATTAAGCCAGTACATAGTTTAGATTTGCATGCGGAATTGTTTGACGGACCATCAATGGAAGGACTTGGATTATCAGATATTCAAATTCAACTTCTTGGTGTCTCTCAGCAACCAAAAAAGGCAGAAGCAGCAAAGATCAGCACAAGATATATTGATATGTTGAGAAGAATAGATGCTTCAACAGACGAAGTTGTCACAGCAGCATCTCAACTAGCCCTCAACAAAGATGGCAAAGTATGCAGTGTGCCTACCAATATTTCTGACAATGATTTGCTTGCTCTTAAGACTGCAGGTTTATTGACTGGATATGGCAGATCAGTCGAATTAACAGATAGAGCGAAACTTGCACTTAGAGATCATTATCTTTCTACTGAAAACGTAAATGAATTCAGAAAGCAAAGAACTAAAGATAGATTTGACTTAGAAGCAGCAAGAAGTGTCAAAGCATCTAGTAATAAATTTAAGAAAGTAGGTTCATGACTCACTAAGGACAAATTCCGTGATGAATTTGAAATTAGGTTTTTAGCAGATAACGACAAACTTAGAACAAAAGGTTTAATGTTTGCAGACCCTTTAGAAAACTTTGAAGTTGTCGTTTTCAAGTTTGATTATCCAGATTGTTACTCTTTTTGGAATAAAAATGTAAGTTTTCCATTATCATTAGCTTTCTTAGACGAAAAGTATAGAATAAGAGATATTAAAGATATGGAAGCTGAAGATCCAAAGTCTGTATACCCTGACAATTCAAAAATAGTTTTTGTTGTAGAAGCAAATAAGGGAACTTTTGATAAATTGGGTATAAAAGTAGGCGATAAGCTTATAATGAAGGGCAACAAACTGATTTTAGATAAAGAAAATAAATAGATGCATTAAAGGAATTACCCTTTAAATTTAAGAAGTTTTTTAATGTATTTTTTCTTGAGGAGAAAACAAAATTATGGCAGATAGAATTTTCCCAAACAGATATCAAGAAGATCCTCTTGATTCTGACCTTGTTTTTCAAGGTATAGATTGGGATACATTTAATCAAAGACTTGCTGCT